CGGGCCGTGACTTCCAACTCCTCGACCATCTCTGGGAATTCTACCTGGATTGCCGGGAGGTTGATAACCGGCACAGGGATCTCTCGCATGGCCGCGGTGCTGAGCGCCTCCGCCGCACCCGACAGGACCAGAGCAGCGGAGGCGATGCGATCCGCAGCCTCCTTCTGGTCCGCCATGAGCCCGAGCTGATCGTCCGACGGGCGAAGTTCAACCACGACCGGCCAGCCGGCGACCTCCATCATCGCCTTGCCGAGCCGACCCAGTTCGCCGAGGGCCTTCGCCTGCTCGGGTGCGAGCTGAACAATCCTCGGCTCATCCTCAGCATCGGCCATCAGCTCAAGGTCCTCCGCCGCCTTCCTCATCGACGCCAGTGCGGAGGCTTGCCCGCTCGAAGCCTCGACGAACGACAGGGCGCTGGTAATGGCCTCGTCCACGATGGTGTTCTTCACCTCTTCCTCGCTTTCCTTACCGATCATCTGGCGGACGATCTCCGGCGTGACGTCGGCGGCCGTCGCAGTTTCTGGAGCAGCCGGCCCCGGCGGTTCGGCGGCACCGGGCACGGTCTGAGCCTCGTCGGTCGGCTTCTCCTCGTCGGCCAGACTCTCGTCGACCGTGGTGTCCTCCTCAATGAACTCCCGAGGCAATTCGTCCTTGTCCACGAGAAGCTGGCGCCCCTGGTCCGGCTTGATCACGAGCCCATTGACCAGAGCAACCGTAGCTGTCGCGTCGTTCAGGAACATCGTTGAGCGCCGCTCCATCTCGGTCAGGTCCTTCTCCTGGAAGGCGAACGTCGTCTTGTCGTCCAGCACCCATTCGTTGATCTCGTGCGTGAACTGCTTATCCCATGACGCGAGGCCGAGCGCCTCCGCCTTCTCTGCGATCACCCTCGACTGCGCCCCCGTCCCGAGGGCCCGCGTCGCGACAAGATCGGGGTCGAGAAGCTGTGGATCGATCCCGATGGCGTTGGCGTAGATCAGATAGGCGTTGCGGCGCTCCTTCTCGGCATCGAAGCCATCGGGGATCTCAGCGAAGGGGATCGATGCCACGCTCGGCGTTGATGTCGGATCGATGGCACCCATGACCACCGAACCCATGTAAGTGACGTAGCCTTCATCGGCCCGCTGTTCCTTCGCCGAGGTGATGACCTCCTTGATCTGCTTCGTTGACACACCATTGACGATGTGCAGGCCGAGGACACGCGAGCCCGTAACCTTCTCCAGCAAATATCGCTCTATCGCCTCCATCTTGCAAATCGTCCTGTATGCGCGCGCGGAAGCGCTGTGGCCGACCCCGTTCCAGAGCTCGGCCTGATCTGGCATATCCGAGATGGCGATGATCTCTTCCGTCTTCAGGACATGCTCGACACCGCGCCTGTCACGGTAGATGGCAGGATAGTCGGGGTCGCCTGTGCGCACGACCCTAAAGGTGTCGAGGTGGACGAGCCCAATGATCCGGCCCTTCGCCCGGACGATCTCGATGAACGCTCCATTCTCGGTGAGCAAGAACGCCTGCAGGTGCTTCGCCAGGCCATGCACCCAGCCGCGGCCGGCGTCGAACTGCAGCAGAAGCTCCTGGGCCCTACGACTTCGGGCCGGGATCTCGCTGTCGATGTCCCAGCTCTTCGCCGCCATCTTCGTGATCGCCTTCGAGATGGCATTGGCCCACTGGCTCTCTCGGAAGAGCGTCTGCCAAAGCTGCCAGTCCCGCCCGGGTGTCCAGTACGGGAGGAGCGCCGGGCCCTCGCTGCCGGCGAGCGGGAAGTAGAAATGCAGGACCCCCGACTGGGCGGGCATGACATCGTGAGCTGTGACGCTGCGTTTGATAACTTCGGGGTCAGCCGCTTTGGCGGCCGCAACGCGGTCCGACTGCACTCTGCCCGATGCTGATCGAGACATCGCCACTCCTGGGAGGACCTGACCGCGTCTCCGCTAAGGATAGCACAATCGCGCGCTGCCGCGCAACGTCAGGGAAGAGAAATCACAGGGCGAGCCTCGCCGCGGTGTGGCAGGCCATGCTGAGGCACACTGCCAGGTCCACCTTCAGGTCCGGGTCGCGCTGCACGATCCGCATGCGCCGGCCGTCCGTGTCCAGCTTGCGGCCAGCGTTCTCGAGGTGCTGGCGCAGATCAGCATTGCCATCGTGCATGACGCCGCGCGCCAGGATGCGATCGAACAATGCACGATCGGCCTCAATCCGGTCGGCCCCTTGGCTGAACTCCATGAACCACGCCAGCCCTTCCTTGGCGAGCTGGGTGCAGTCCGAGTGGAGCTGGTAGGGATCGTAGGGCACGGCGGCCACAGCGTGAGTTTCGCACAGACGGCGGAGGGTTGGAATAGGACCATTGGCCGCGTGGAAGTCAAGCTTCTTGCCGGGCTCCGCCTGCCATTTCCGCACGATCCGGACCATGACATCGTCCGGCCGCTGCGGCTGCATCGAGACACCCACCAGGCCGAAGCAGTCTGGCATCCCTGACGTGCGGCCGATGGCGGCGTCGAGAGCGATGACGATCGGCGTCCGGTCGTCCAGCGGCGGCACGACGCCCCGGCACTCGTCCCACAGGCTGATCGTTGGCAGGAAGGCCTCGGTGTCCGCCACGTCTACCTGGACGCCTTCGAGTAGGAGCTGGATCTCCGACTCGCTCAGGACCTGCGATCGCTCCTCGATGAACCCAGCCGTCAGGTGGGCCAGGTTGTCTCGGGTCGGGAGGTTTACCATCCGGCGGTCGAGCTTGTAGCGGAGCCTCGGGTCCTGCAGGCGCTGCTCCTTATCCTCGGGGATCGGGCCAGTGTACTTGAACATCCAGCTGCCGCGGGGAAGCGGCGTCGTCGTGTACCATCGCTGCGGCTTCTCGCCATTCGGCCCGGGCACGCGCACCCGGCCATGAATGACCTTGAGCGCCGCGTCCGTCCTGTGCCGCCGGATCTCATCGAAGTGCCAGAAGTTCAGGTTCGGTCCCTCCCACGCCTGGACGTCCGATTCCTGCATCCCGCCGATGAAGACGGCCGCCCCTGTCAGGAAGACGAGCGTAAAGGGTTTCTGGGGCTCCCAGCTCGCAGAGGCCCGATAGCGGTGCCGCTGGATCACCAGGTCCCAGGGGATCCACCTCCGGAGCTCGGGCCATAGACTGCGCTTTAGGTGCTCGAAGTCGGGGGAGGTCAGGGCACCATCGCAGCCAGCCTTGCAACGCTCAAGGTCACGGATGATGCCTGAAACCGTTTTCCCCCCTCCTTCTCCCCCGAGTGCCCAGAGGTTCGTGACCGCCCCGTCCTGCACCCAGCCGAGCTCGGCCTCGGAGTGCGGCTCATACGCGTAGCCCGTCTCGCTGTTGCGGTAGTCGCTGATCGTGGGCCAGGAGATGCCGTGCTCAGCCTTCTCCTTCGTCTCGCGGATGCGCTTCTTGGCCTCGACCCAAGCCTCCGCCATCATCTGCTCCCAGGCGTGAGGAGACAGGCCGAGGTTGATAGGGGCGGTCACTTCTCCGCCGCCCGCTGCTGGTCATAGAACATGCCGACCATCTGCTCGAACTGCTCGGTTGCCGGCAGACCCTTCTCCTTGGCCTCTCGGCGCCAGTCGAAGATCATCGGCGCATCCAGACCGAGCAGGCGGGCCCGGCGCTCCATGATCCGCAAGCAGCGGTCCATCGCCTGCATTCTGATCTTCTCATCCGGGGCGGGTTGCTTGAGAAGGGCGAGCGCCATGGGGTAGGCCACATCGAATAGAGCATCCAGGCGCTCGACCTCCAGGGTGCGGAGTTCCTTGGCCGGCTCCTGGATCGTCGCGGCGAGAAGGTCACTGACCGCCTTCCAAGACGCCTGCGGAGAGTTGTAGCCAAGTTCGTCCGCGATCGCCGCGTAAGACCGGCCCGACTTGCGCAGCTCGAGGGCCCGAGTCGCTCGCTCTTTGGCCGCCAATCGGCGGGGTGATGTCGGACCCTCCCCCCCGCGCCGGCGGCTCTTGCGCTTCAACTTAGCCACGGTTCAACCCGCCTTCAGGCGGTGGATTCCACTCCATCGCGCCGACGAGTTCGTCCAACGTCATGGGAACCTTCGCCGGCAGAGAGCGGATGATCTCTGCCATGCGGTCCGCCCCATATTGGCGGCATCGTTTGTGGAGCAGAAACCGCCGAGCCTCCTTGGCATCAGCCTGCTTGCCATTGTGACGAAGGCAGACCCACGCTAGGAGTTCTGGCCGTTCGGTTGCAAGGCGCAAGTCCTTGGAGCCCTGAGTTTTGGCGCGGTTGATGATGTGGTGAAGCGTGCTGCGCCCAACGCAATTGCCATAGAGCGGCTTGAGTTCGCATTCGGTCACGGGCGCTGGGAGGTTCACTGATCAACCCACCTGATCGTCGTCCGTCCGCCGTGGCCATGCAGGGCTAGGAGGTCACGGATCGAGTCGTAGAGCGCCGTCGACTTGTGCGCCGTGTTCCAGCGAAGGACGACAAGGCCATCGACGAACTCGACACCCTCGGCCACCATCCCGACGCCGGAGAGGCCAGTCAGGTCCTCGGTGCGGATCAGCTCAAAACGCCGGCAGCGCTGCATCGATAGCCTCGACTGGCAACAACACCGAAATCGCCGGCAGTTCATGGATTTCTGCGATTCGACGGATCAGCGCCCCCACGAAGCCCCACGTCGGATCGCGCTTCGGCATCGATGACCGCTTGACCATACGGGTAGTGCCTTTCCGATTGACGTAGACCAGCCCATAGGGATCTGGGATCTCCGCCGCCTTGATCAGGCCGGCCTGGCAAGCGAAGAAGAAGTGCGAGCAGTACGCCGCAGTCCGCTTGGTCTTTTCTGGATTCCGCAATTCCCCCAGGAAATCGCTCCGACTCACCTTCACTTCATAACCCACGCACTTGTATTCGTTGCTCATCCAGGCGCTCACGGCTAGGGCGTCGACGCCACCGGGAGCCTCGGTCAGGAAGATCCAGCCATTCTCCGATTCATGCCGGCGCGCCAGTGCCCGGATGACCTTGGCAGCCTCGCCCTTCACGCTCGGCCCTGGCTCATGCTTTGGGCTGATGAAGTCCTGTGGCCTCAGGTTCATAATGCTCGCCTGGCCTTCGAGCGTGATACGGTAGTAGGACGGCCCGGCACCCCAGTCGCTGCTATCTGTGCCAGTTCGATCAAGCCATCCCAAACGGAGGCACGCCATCACGGTAGTACGGGACGTCTCAATATCTGGTCCGGACGTCCGCCATCGATCGTTGTCCTCAGCGAGTCTGACGCGGCCGAACAGCACGCGCAGTTTCTTTGTCGGTTCATCCCGCAGGAGCTGAAGTAGGCGCGCCTGAGCCGGAGTCGGTTTCATCCGCCATCCAGCTTGCCGGCCGCCACGACGCGCCCGAGGAAAGTCTCGTACTGCCCCGGCGTGTCCACATCCGAGCTCCAGTCCGAGACACGATGGAAGCCAACGCCGCCAACCTGCTGACTGCCGTACTCCAATCCCGACCATCGCCACCAGAGAGAGCGAAGTTTCCCGATCGCGCCAGCCTCGGCCTGCTCTACCTCGATCTTCAGCATCCGGCGGAGTTTGGCCTGCTGCGTCCCGACGAAGCTCAGGGCGAAAATCTCCTTCTCATGGCCGAAGAACACCATCGGCCCGCGATAAGCCATGATCCTGTCGATCACCGGCAGGCTGTAGACCGTGTCGCCCAGCAGGACCACCGTTTGCCCGGTGCGCCCGGACCCGGACCAGACCGGATCCGTCGACATCAGGGTCTCCACGATCCACCGATGACGGGCGGGCTCGAACAGCGAGCCTTCCAGCCAGGCGTCCGAGAGATCCGCCAGATGCGTCACCAGAACCGCCGACGCCCGGGCGATCCCCCGGTCTGCAAGCTGGCGCCGGATGCGGGCCAGGATCGTTTCTCCACCCGGACGGTCGCCATTGAATGTCTCGATCGGCAGGAGCTGCTTCAGTCCGCCTTGGAAGCGGGTCGCCTCGCCAGCGGCCAGGACCAGCACGACGGGTGTCATGGCAGGCGGAGCCCGAAATAGGCCAAAGCCGCGCAGAGCAGTAGCAAGGCGA